ATGACGGGAGCGACCGACAACCTGCGCAAACGCGCCGTCCGCATCGAAGTCGGTGCCGATGCGCGCAACTATGTCAGCGGCGGCCAGCGCGTGACACTGGTGCCGTTGACCATCAAACGCCGCCAGAACCGCAAGTTGCTGATCCCGCCCACGCCCGATGCCTATGGCGCGGTGGGCGGCTTGGATGCGCCGATGATCAAGACGCTCGGCAAGGCGTTCCACTGGAAGCGGCTGCTCGACGACGGCGAATATCCGACGATGGTAGATATGGCGCGCGCGCGGAAACTGGAACCGGGCTGGGTATCCGAAGTGCTGCGCCTGACCATGCTTGCACCGGACATCGTCGAAGCGATTGTCGAAGGCCGCCAGCCCCGGCATCTGAAACTGCATGTGCTGCGCGGTCGTCCGGAACTGCTGCCGCGTGACTGGGCAGAGCAGCGCCGGTTCTTGGGCTTTCCCGACGCCTGACGCCACCCACCCGAATTCCCGACGACGGCGAGCCATGTGCTCGCCGTTTTCGTTTGCGCGCGCGGATTGGCGAACCCGAAGTTTCAGAGAAGTTCGCCATTGCGTCCCTTCAAGGTTCGCCACCCGAAATTTGGAATGACACCTGTTCCTCAACAACGCAACAGGAGCGTTCCATGCAGACATCAGCAAGCAGTATCCCCCGGTCGTCGCAGCAGGCGATCAACAGCCTTTCACCCGGCGACCGCCGGGTGCTCAACGAAAACGAACTGGCCCAGCGGTGGGGCGTCAGCCCCAAGACGCTGCAGCGCTGGCGCAGCGAAGGTCGCGGCCCGCGCTACCTGAAGCTGTCCAAGCGCGTCGGCTACCCCGTGGACGCGGTCATCGAGTTCGAGCGCGACGCGCTCCACGACTCGACATCCGAACGCGCGGCGGTCTGAGGAGCGATGCCATGAACGACATCACCCTCTTTCCTGCCGACATCGCCGCGATGTCCGTCAGCCAGTTGGCCGCGCTGCCCGTCACGCAGAAGGCCGAGATCGACAAGAACCTCGATGAAGCCATCGACTGGCTGAAGAAGGCACGCACCAAGTTCGACGCGGCGCTCGACGCCGCCTACGGCGAGCAGGCGCGCACGGCGCTTCGTGAATCCGGCCGCGATTTCGGCACCGCCCACATCAGTGATGGCCCGCTGCACCTCAAGTTCGAGCTTCCCAAGAAAGTCAGCTGGAACCAGCAGCAACTGGCTGAAATCGCCGAACGCATCGTGGCATCCGGCGAGAAGGTCGAGGGCTACATCGACATCAAGTTGTCCGTCTCCGAATCCCGCTACACGAACTGGCCTCCGGCGTTGCAACAGCAATTCGCCGCAGCCCGCACCGTGGATTCCGGCAAGCCGTCTTTCACCCTTTCCATTGATTCGGAGTAATCACTATGAGCACCAATCTCATCGCTTCACTGCGTAAGCAACTGCCGTCCATCTACGGCGAACACCTTCCCGACGAAATCCGGTATCGCCGCGCCGACGGCCAGGACGTCGTTGTCCCGTTCGATGCCGCCACCGTGGATGAACTGGCCTTCGCTATCCAGACGGCCAATGCGGAGTCGCTGGCGCTCGGTCGCCGTCGCACCGCGCTGGAGGAACTCCACACGGAGGTGCGCAAGCGTGCTGCCCGTGGAGCCGACCGTATCGCCGACGTGTCGTGGGAGGGCTGATCATGAGCGCAATCATTCCTTTCCAGTTTGAAGCGCACGCCGTGCGTGTACAGGTCGATGGCGCGGGCCTGCCGTGGTTCAACGCCAGCGATGTTTGCTCCATCTTGGAATTCGGCAATTCGCGTCAGGCGATTGAATCCCACGTCGACGCCGATGATGTCCAGAAACTGGACACCATCGACAACCTCGGCCGCACGCAGCGCGCCAACCACGTCAACGAGTCGGGCCTGTACGCCCTGATCCTCGGCAGCACGAAGGACGCCTCCAAGCGTTTCAAGCGTTGGGTGACCGGCGAGGTGCTGCCCGCAATCCGCAAGACCGGCGCGTATGCCGCCCCCGGCGCACTGGCGACCTTGCCTGCACCGACCCACGACCGCGTGTCCGCGATACTGCTGATCGGTGATGCCGTGGCGAAGGTGCCGGGCGTCAAGCCGGGCATCGCGGCGGCGGCGACGCTGACCTGCATTCAGGAGAACACCGGCATCACCACCGAGGTGCTGCGCCGTGCTCTGCCATCGGCCAACGAGCCGATCTGCGCCTTGAACGCCACGCAGCTGGGCAAGCTGCTGAACCGTTCGGCCAAGGCCACGAACCAGTTGCTCGCGGCGGGCGGATTCCAGTTCCGCAACGACCGCGACGAATGGGAACTGACCGAAGCCGGTGAAGCGTGGGCCGAGGCCATGCCGTACTCGCGCAACGGCCACAGCGGCTACCAGATCCTCTGGAATCCTGCCGTCGCCGATGAACTGAAGGAGGCCGCGTGATGAGTCTCCCCATCATCTCTGCGCAGCAGCGCATGGCCGAGCGCAAGGGCGTGAAGTTGCTGATGCTCGGCAAGTCCGGCATCGGCAAGACCTCCCGGCTCAAAGACCTCGATCCCATCACCACGCTGTTCCTCGACATCGAGGCCGGTGATCTGGCCGTGGCCGACTGGCCCGGTGACACCATCCGTCCGGCATCGTGGCCGGAGAGCCGCGACTTCTTCGTGTTCCTCGCGGGTCCGGACAAGTCGCTGCCGCCGGAAGCCGCGTTCTCGCAGGCGCACTACGACCACGTCATCGAGAAGTTCGGCGACGCGGCCCAGCTCGACCGCTACCAGACCTTCTTCCTCGACTCGATCACCCAGCTGTCGCGCCAGTGCTTCGCGTGGTGCAAGACGCAGCCGGGTGCCGTCAGCGACCGCACTGGCAAGCCTGACATGCGTGGCGCTTACGGCCTGCTCGGGCAGGAAATGATCGGCGCGTTGACCCACCTGCAACACGCCCGCGGCAAGAACGTGGTGTTCGTGGCGATCCTCGATGAACGCCTCGATGACTACAACCGCAAGGTGTTCGTGCCGCAGATCGAAGGCAGCAAGACCAGTCTGGAGCTGCCCGGCATCGTCGATGAGGTCGTGACGCTGGCCGAAATCAAAGCCGAGGACGGCAGCGCCTACCGCGCCTTCGTCACCCACACCCTCAACCCCTACGGCTTTCCGGCCAAAGACCGCAGCGGTCGCCTCGACCTGCTGGAGCCGCCGCATCTCGGCGCGCTGATCGCCAAGTGCGCGGGCACGCCCGTGCCCGCTAGCGCCGCCACCCCGAACACCACCGAATCCAAGGAGTAATCGCCATGTCGTCCAACTATTTTGATTTTCAGGATGCCGACCCCCAACAGTCCGGCTTCGATCTGATCCCCAAGGGCACCACTGTTCCGGTGCGAATGACCATCAAGCCCGGTGGCTATGACGATCCCTCGCAAGGTTGGGGCGGCGGCTATGCCACCGAGTCCTTCGAGACTGGCTCCATCTACCTCGCCGCCGAGTTCGTGGTCACTGCGGGCGACCACGCCAAACGCAAGATGTGGTCGAACATCGGCCTGCACTCGAAGAAGGGCCCCACCTGGGGCCAAATGGGCCGCAGCTTCATCCGCGCCGCGCTCAACAGCGCCCGCAACGTCCATCCGCAGGACAACAGCCCGCAGGCCGCCGCCGCGCGCCGCATCCAGGGCTTCCACGAACTGGATGGCATCGAGTTCCTCGTCCGCGTGGACATCGAGAAGGACGGCAAGGGTCAGGATCGCAACGTGGTCAAGGTCGCGGTCGAACCCGACCACCCCGACTACGCGCCGTTGATGGGTGTTCCGCCCAAGACCTCGGGCGGTGGCACGTCCGGCGCTCCGGCGCAGGCAGCACCCGCGTCTGCGTATCAGGCACCGGCTGCGCAACGCGCACCCGTGACGGGCAAACCGTCGTGGGCGCAGTGAGGGAGGTCGATGACAAATGAACAGGATCACATTTGCACAGCCGCAGGCTGCCCGCAGGGTGACGCACAGGGATGTGCGTCATGAAATGCTGGGTCTGCAAACGACAAGCACGCGGCTACGGCCACACGGACGGTCGCTTCAAGACCGCCGATCCGCGCCGCTACGTGCTCGACTGGGTGTTCTGCTCGCGCCGCTGTCAGGACGCGTTCCACGCGCTGTACGGCAACTGGCAGCGCGCCAAGGACGGTCGCATCGACCAGAAGGAGGTCGCCATGATCGATCCGTCTGATGTCGAACTGGCCGCGATGCGCCAGTGCCTCAAGGCCTTCGGCGAGGCAGCGGGCGAGATCGGCTTCAGCAAACCGCTGGGCGACTACTCCGAGGCCGAAGCGCTGCGCGTCATCGACGCCATCGTCACCTGCTGGTCGGACGCGATGGTCACGCACCACGAAAAATCCAAGTTCCCGCCCGTGCGCGGCATGCCGCCGACGCCAGACCCGTTAGCTCCCGATGCGGCGAATCCGTTCGCGGATTTCGACGATGACATTCCGTTCTGAGGAGGCAGCGATGCTGGATTTCAATTCATCTTCAAGCCTCTCTGATCGTGTCACGACGCTGATCGACATCGGCATGCAGCACGTTCGTGGGCAGCAGGCCACGCGCGACTATCTCGGCGCGTCGCGTCTGGGCGTGGCCTGCGAGCGTGCGCTGCAGTTCGAGTACGCCAAAGCGCCGGTCGATCACGGGCGCGACACACAGGGGCGGATGCTGCGCATTTTCGAGCGCGGCCACGTCATGGAGGACTGCATGGTGGCGTGGCTGCGTGACGCGGGGTTCGATCTGCGCACGCAGAAACCCGACGGTGGCCAGTTCGATTTCTCCGATGGGCACGGTCGGCTGCGCGGTCACGTTGATGGCGTGATCGTTGGCGGGCCTGACGGTTTCCACTATCCCGCGCTGTGGGAAAACAAGTGCCTCGGCGCGAAATCGTGGCGTGAACTGGAAGCCAAAGGCCTCGCTGTCGCCAAGCCGGTGTACGCCGCGCAGGTGGCGCTCTATCAGGCCCACCTGCAACTGCACGAGCACCCGGCGCTGTTCACCGCGATCAACGCCGACTCGATGGACATCTACGTCGAGCTGGTGCCCTTCGATGGCGCGCTGGCACAGCGGATGACGGATCGGGCGGTGAAGGTCATCTCCGCGACCGAGGCCGGTGAACTGCTGCCGCGCAGCTTTCAAGACCCCACTCACTTCGAATGCCGCATGTGTGCGTGGCAAGAACGCTGCTGGAGGAAAACAGCATGAGCCATTCTCCAATGAGCCAGTTGCTTGGCGAACAACTGATCGACTCGCGCCAAGCAGCGCTGATGTTCAACCTGCCGACCTACTGGTTCTCCCAAGCCAAGGAACGCCAGCAGCGCCGCATTCCGCATTACCGCGTCGGCAAGCTCGTTCGCTTCAAGCCCAACGAACTGGAAGCGTGGATCGTCGCGCAGCAGCCCTCCGGCGGGGAGTCTGCGGATGCTTGATTTCAACGACACGCAGACCCCTGTTCCTCGTGATCTCGACGCCGAACGCGAAGCGATTCGCGCTGAACTGCTGGCGCGGGTGGAATCCGTTCTGGCCGCTCTGTTCCCGGCAGGCCGCAAGCGTGGCGGCAAATTCCTCATTGGCGACGTGCTCGGCAGCCCGGGCGACAGCCTGGAGATCGTGCTTGATGGCGAGAAAGCGGGCCTGTGGACGGATCGCGCTACGGGCGACGGCGGCGACATCTTCGCGCTGATCGCCGCACACCTCGGCATCGGCGTGCTGCACGATTTCCCGCGCGTGCTCGACGCAGCAGCCGATCTGCTCGGTCGCTCGCGTTCGGCTCCGGCGCGCAAGACCAGCAAGAAGAACGCGCCCGTCGACGAACTCGGCCCGGCCACGGCAAAGTGGGACTACCTCGACGAGGCAGGCCATCTGATCGCCGTCGTCTACCGCTACGACCCACCCGGCCAGAAAAAGCAGTTCCGGCCCTGGGATGCCAAGCGCCGCAAGATGACACCGCCCGACCCGCGCCCGCTCTACAACCAGCCGGGGATGGCCAGCGCCGCGCAGGTGGTGCTGGTCGAAGGCGAGAAATGCGCGCAGGCGCTGATCGACGCAGGCATCGTCGCCACCACCGCAATGCACGGCGCGAACGCGCCGGTCGATAAGACCGACTGGTCGCCGCTGTCCGGCAAGTCCGTTCTGATCTGGCCTGACCGCGACAAACCGGGCTGGGAGTACGCGACGCTGGCGGCGCAGGCCATCCTGTCGGCGGGTGCGAAGTCCTGCCACATCCTGTATCCGCCCGAGGAGGCTGCCGAAGGATGGGATGCAGCGGACGCCATCGCCGAGGGTTTCGACGTTGCCACCTTCCTCACCCACGGCCCGCGCCTGCAGATGCACGATGTGGCCGATGACGTCGATCCGGTGGTCAGCAGCGACGAATCCGTCTGGGGCACCGAGGACGCGCTGGCGCTGTCCTTCACCCGCCGCTACCACCGCGACTGGCGCTACGTCGCGGCTTGGGGTCGGTGGCTGGTGTGGGACGGTCAGCGCTGGCGCACTGAGGACACGCTCGCGGCCACCGACCTGATCCGCAGCGTTTGCCGTCAGACGGCGGTACGAGCAGACGACCCCAAGATCGCCGCCAAGTTGGCCAGTGCCAGTACCGTCGGCGGCGTGGAACGGTTGGCGCGGGCGGATCGTAGGCACGCGGCCACCACCGACGAATGGGACGCCGATCCGTGGCTGCTCAACACGCCCGGTGGCGTGGTCGATCTCATGACAGGCCGGATGCGCCCGCACGACCGCGCCGACCGGATGACCAAGATCACCACGGCCACGCCCAGCGGCGATTGCCCGACGTGGAAGCAGTTCATCGACGAGGTCACCGGCGGCGACAAGGAACTTCAGGCCTATCTGCAACGGATGGTCGGCTACGCGCTGACCGGCTCGACGCAGGAGCACGCACTGTTCTTCCTGTACGGCACGGGCGCGAACGGCAAGTCGGTGTTCGTGAACACGCTGGCCACCATCCTCGGTGACTACGCGACCAACGCGCCGATGGACACTTTCATGGAAACGCGCACCGACCGGCACCCGACCGACATGGCGGGACTACGAGGCGCACGCTTCGTGGCGGCCATCGAAACCGAACAGGGCAAACGCTGGGCCGAGTCCAAGCTCAAGAACCTGACCGGTGGCGACAAGATCGCCGCGCGCTTCATGCGCCAGGACTTCTTCGAGTTCTTCCCGCAGTTCAAGTTGTTCGTCGCGGGCAATCACAAGCCCGCCATCCGCAACATCGATGAGGCGATGAAGCGCAGGCTGCACCTGATCCCGTTCACGATCACCGTGCCGCCCGAACGCCGCGACAAGAACCTGCAGCACAAGCTGCTGGCCGAACGCGACGGCATCCTCGCGTGGGCTGTGCAGGGCTGTCTGGACTGGCAGCGCCACGGTCGGCTCGATCCGCCGCAGCGCGTGGTGGATGCCACTGAGGAGTATTTCGAGGCCGAGGACGCGCTGGGCCGCTGGCTGGACGAACGCTGCGTGCGTACCGCCAGCGCCAAGTCGCTGACCGCCGAGCTGTTCTCCGACTGGAAGCTGTGGGCCGATGCAGCGGGTGAATTCACCGGCTCACAGAAGCGCTTTGCCGACCTGCTGCTCAACCGGGGCTTGGACAAATGGCGCAACGGCATGGGCTTGCGCGGGTTTCAGGGCATTGGCCTCAAGTATCCGCCAGCACCCGCTTACACCCCTTACGCCGATGACTGAAACAACCACGTCTGACGGATCGGACGGACTACGTCGTAACTCCTACACGTGCGCGTGTGCGCGCGCCTCATGGAGACTTTCGACACGACCCGTCCGATCCGTCAGGCCCGCCAAAAACGAGGACTGACACCATGACCACCACCATCCTTGCCCTTGATCTGGGCACCACCACCGGCTGGGCGCTGCGCGGCAGCGACGGCCACATCACCAGCGGCTCCGAGAGCTTCCGACCGCAGCGCTTCGAAGGCGGCGGGATGCGCTTCCTGCGCTTCAAGCGCTGGCTCACCGAGATCAAGCAGTCCTGCGACGGCATCGACGCATTGCACTTCGAGGAAGTCCGTCGCCACGTCTCGGCCGACGCGGCCCACGCCTACGGCGGTTTCCTCGCCACACTCACCGCGTGGTGCGAGCACCACCAGATCCCGTATCAGGGCGTTCCGGTCGGAACAATCAAGAAGCACGCCACCGGCAAAGGCAACGCGGGCAAAGGGGATGTGATCGCATCCGTCACCGCACGTGGCCACGCCCCGGTCGATGACAACGAAGCCGATGCGCTGGCACTGCTGCACTGGGCTATCGAGCAGCACGCACTGGAACGGGAAGTGTGAGATGAAGATTCCGACACCTCAATACCGCTGCCCGCTCGGACGGCTCCAGCCTGATGTCCAGGATGTGGACGCCATCAAGCAACGCGGCTGGCGCGACCAGCACATCCTGGTCGTGTCGCCCGACGATGAACGCCTCGACTGGATGGAGCGCGAACTGGTACGCCAGATCGGCGAGCGCCTCTACGGTGCAGGAGGACGACGCCATGGCTGACCGTCACGCCACTTGGACGATTGAGGGTGTGGCAGCTCGCTTCGAGGAAGCTGCCGCTACCTCCCGACGCTTGCCACCCGTGCGCGTGCAGGGCTATTTCAACTGCTGGCCTGCCATCGTGCGCCGGGAGTGGGAAACGTTCGCTGCCGATGAGAAGGTCTACCGCCCATTCCCGCCCACGCCAGACGCCATCGACCGGATGCTGGAGACGATGAAGTGGGTGCAGTGGCTGGAAGTCGAGCAGCGCCATCTGGTGTGGATGCGCGCCAAGCGCTATGGCTGGCGGGAGATTACCATCCGCTTTGCCTGCGACCGGACGACGGCGTGGCGACGCTGGCAGCGGGCATTGCAGATGGTCACCGACCAACTCAACGGTGTCGTCGTTGCGTAGTGATTTGGCGTGATTTGGCGTGCGTGCTCGGTGATGTGCGTGGTTGCGCGTGCATCAGCGGTTTTTGCCCCTGCAACAAATTCGCCGAATCATGCGTAGTATTCATCTATCGTCTGGACAGCGGTGACGGCAAAGGACGCGGGCCATGAATCAATGGGCCCTTCCTGGCCAATAACCCATGCGGGGGGCGCGAGCGCGACGCTTTTTTAGCGTCAGGGCGCGGGCAAGGTTACCAGTCGGCAGGTTACCGGCCCCGGTTACCACCCCAGCGCACGGTTACCACCCCACCAGAATCTTCATTCACCCAACCCGCCCGGCGGCAACGCCCGGCGGGTTTTGCTTTTGGGATTTCCACTTTGAACACGCTCAACGTCGAGTATCGCAAGGTCGAGGCGCTGATTCCCTACGCCCGCAATCCGCGCACGCACGCCGAAGGCCAGATCGCCAAGATCGCGGCCAGCATCGTCGAATACGGCTGGACGAACCCGATCCTGGTCGATGGCGACAACGGCATCATCGCCGGGCACGGACGTCTGGCCGCTGCCCGCAAGCTGGGGCTGGATCAGGTGCCGGTGATCGAACTGGCGCACCTCAGCGTCGCGCAGAAGCGCGCGCTGGTGATCGCCGACAACCGGCTCGCGCTCGATGCCGGTTGGGACGAGGAAATGCTGGCGCTGGAGCTGGCCGACCTGTCCGAGGCCGGGTACGACCTTGCGCTGACCGGCTTCGAGGATGCCGAGATCGAGGAGCTGCTCGCCGGTGATGTGCTGGACGCCGATCCTGATACCGAGGCGGAACCAGACGCTGACGAGCTGGATGCTGCGGACGACGTGCCGGACACGCCCGTCGTGGCAGTGTCCCGCCCCGGCGATGTCTGGGCCATCGGCCAGCACCGGTTGATCTGCGGCGATGCCACCGACCGGGCCGTGGTCGCTGCGCTGATGGGCGGCGACACCGCGCGGCTGTGCTTCACCTCGCCGCCCTATGGCAACCAGCGCGACTACACCTCGGGCGGCATCACCGATTGGGATGGCCTGATGCGCGGTGTGTTCGCGCACCTGCCGATGGCGGACGACGGCCAGGTGCTGGTCAACCTTGGCCTCATCCACCGCGACAACGAGGTGATCCCATATTGGGATGCGTGGCTCGGTTGGATGCGCCAGCAGGGTTGGCGGCGCTTCGGTTGGTACGTCTGGGATCAGGGGCCGGGAATGCCCGGCGACTGGCAGGGCCGACTGGCCCCGAGCTTCGAGTTCGTTTTTCACTTCAACCGTGAAAGCCGCAAGCCCAACAAGATCGTGCCCTGCAAACACGCCGGGCAGGAATCGCACCTACGCGCCGATGGCTCGTCCACCGCGATGCGCGGCAAGGACGGCGAAGTTGGCGGCTGGACGCACAAGGGCCAGCCCACGCAGGACACCCGCATCCCCGACAGCGTGATCCGCGTGATGCGCCACAAGGGCAAGATCGGGCAGGACATCGACCACCCCGCCGTGTTCCCGGTAGCGCTGCCGGAGTTCGTGATCGAGGCCTACACCGACGCGGGCGACATCGTGTTTGAACCCTTCGGCGGCAGCGGCACGACGATGCTGGCTGCGGAACGCACGGGCCGCATCTGCCGCAGCATCGAGATCGCACCGGAGTACGTGGACGTCGCCCTCAAGCGCTTCCAGCAGAACCATCCCGGTGTGCCGATCACGCTGGTCGCCACCGGCCAATCCTTCGAGCAGGTCGTCGCCGAGCGCACCAGCACTGTTGATGCCGAGGTGGCGGCATGAGCTGGTTCGCCGACAAGATCGAACAGTGGCCGACCGCGAAGCTGCTGCCCTATGCCCGCAACGCGCGGACGCACTCGGATGATCAGGTGGCGCAGATCGCTGCCAGCATCGCCGAGTTCGGATTCACCAATCCGATCCTCGCGGGCAGTGACGGCATCATCGTGGCTGGCCACGGTCGGCTCGCCGCCGCCCAGAAGCTCGGGCTGGAGATCGTGCCGGTGGTCGTGCTCGACCACCTGACACCGACGCAGCGTCGCGCACTGGTCATCGCGGACAACCGCATCGCCGAGAACGCAGGCTGGGACGACGCGATGCTGCGTATCGAACTGGAAGCCTTGCAGCTTGAAGGCTTCGATCTGGACATCACCGGCTTCGATGCCGACGCGCTGGCCGAACTGATCGCGGGAGATGAGCCGGACAACGAGGGGCAGACCGATGAGGATGCGGTGCCGGAGCTTGGCGAGACGCCGATTTCCCGCCCGGGCGACATCTGGATCATGGGCAAGCACCGGGTGCTGTGCGGTGACGCCACCGTCGTCGAGGGTTACGACCGGCTGATGCAGGGCGACGCGGCGGACATGGTTTTCACCGACCCGCCATACAACGTGAACTACGCCAACAGTGCCAAGGACAAGATGCGCGGCAAGGATCGCGCGATCCTCAACGACAACTTGGGCGATGGCTTCTACGACTTCCTGCTGGCGGCGCTGACGCCCACCGTGGCGCATTGCAGCGGTGGCATCTACGTGGCGATGTCGTCCAGCGAACTCGACGTGCTGCAGGCCGCGTTCCGCGCCGCCGGTGGCAAGTGGTCGACCTTCATCATCTGGGCAAAAAACACCTTCACGCTGGGCCGCGCCGACTACCAGCGCCAGTACGAGCCGATCCTGTACGGATGGCCCGAGGGCGCGACGCGCCACTGGTGCGGCGACCGCGATCAGGGCGACGTGTGGGCGATCAAAAAGCCGCAGAAGAACGATCTGCACCCGACGATGAAGCCGGTGGAACTGGTCGAGCGGGCCATCCGCAATTCCAGCCGCCCCGGGAACGTGGTGCTCGACCCCTTCGGCGGTTCCGGCACGACGCTGATTGCAGCGGAGAAGTCAGGCCGCATCGCGCGGCTGATCGAACTCGATCCGAAGTACGTGGATGTGATCGTGCGCCGGTGGGAGGAATTCACCGGCAAGCAGGCTATCCGCGAGGCGGCAGACCAGGAGGTGTGCGCCAGTTGAATCCGCGCGCAGGTGCTTTGGCTTCTTCTTCCTCGGCGATGCGCCGCAGCAGTTGCATCGTGGCGAGATCGCGGGGCAGCGCGGCACACATCACGCGCACTGCCTGTTCGATGGAGACATCCGGACGCCGGTTGGCGATCAGCCAACGCAGCGCCTGTTCGCGTTCGGCGGCGAGGGTTTTCATCAGGCGGCTTCTTGTTCTTCGACGATGCCGCAGTGGATCACGTAGCCCGTGAGGTAAGGCAGACCGCGCGGGATGCCGTAGTCCTTGCTGGTCTGGCGACCAATCGTCCAGCCCATCCACTTGGTGGTGGCGGCGTCGATGGCGTCCTTCATGCTCTTGCCTTCAAAGAGGCCGTTGTGGACTTCGTCTGCGAAGTGGCGGCCAAAGCGGCTGTCGAGAAAGGCGCGGACGGTGTCGAGGTCTTCGCCCGTGGCGTCGGTGACGGCGGTCATGGCCAGAGGCCACGCGATGCAGGCGTGTCCGCCCATCGTGCCCCAGAAGCCCCAACCTTCGTTGCGGGTGGCGGGGATGTTGGTGTTGGTCATGGTGGTTTCTCCTTCGGGTTGATCGTTGCGACACCCGTAGTAACGCGCTGTCCGATGGAGAAGCCAAGCTGTTCCTGGCTTCTTTCTCAATCAATTTTGATCACCCGAGACGGGCCACGTAGCGGGCGTAATCACCGCCCTCTGGATTGACGTACAGGTAGGGGCGACCGGGTGCGGTGACCTCGACGCAGAGGAAGCCATCGCCGGTTCCGCCGCCCTTGCCACGCAACCAGTCGCGCGACACCAGCAGCCTGCGCGCGAAGGCGTCGAATTCGGCGGCGGTGAGTTCCTTGGTTTCGGTGACGTAGACCTTGTGCTGATCGCTTCCGCCCAGTTCGTTGAGGTCGGCAGGCTTGCGGGCGAATGGCAGGCGGACGCTCAACTCTTCGACTTGCAGGGCGGCGTCGCCAAACTGCAAGGTGCGCGGGGTGCGCTCGATGATGATGGTCATGGCGAGGTTCCTTGTGTGGCGTCGTCAATCACGACACCAGCATGACCGCGCTGTTCAAGCAGGAAGCCAAGCTATTCCTGGCCTCCTGCTTGATGGTGTTCATTGGGTGGCGCGGGCGCGCATCAGCTCTGCCTGCGCGATGGCGATGATGTCCAGACGCACGTTGTTCGGGACGTAAGTGGCAAGGTGCCCGAGCGCCCAGTTGAGCACGTTGGCCTTATCCTTGATGTCCTCCGCGTCCTCGTATCGGGTGATGTAGCGATCAAGTTCGGCCAGTGCGCGCTCCAGCGTGGCGCGGGCGTTGGACAGTGCATCGTGGCCGCTGCGGGTGGCGTATTCGATCTCGTAATCGGCTTGGGATTTCATGGCGTGTTCTCCTCGGGGTGGTTGCTTGCGACACCCACATGAACGCGCTGGTGGCGAGAGAAGCCAAGCTATTTCCGGCCTCTCTCGCCATCTTTTCAGGCGATGCGGTAGACCCGTTCGCCGCCCTGGGGCTTGTCCGACGTGATGGTCAGGCCGAGTTTTTTCTTGAAGGCTCCGGCGAAGGTGCCGCGCACCGTGTGCGCCTGCCAGCCGGTGACGGTGCAGATCTGGCCGATGGTCGCGCCCTCGGGGCGTTGCAGCATCCGGATCACTTCGGCCTGCTTACTGTTGTCGCGGGTGCGGGGCTTGGCCTGTGCCGTTGCGGCGTTCTTGACCCACTCGGCCTCACACGCGGCCACGTCGGCCTCCAACTCGGCGTCGGTGGTCTGTGGTGCTGCGGTGGCCTCCGGCGCGTCCTGCGCCGCTTCGGCGTTGGCGATGATCGCGTCGAGGTTTGCCTCGAACTTGGAGATGCGCGTGGTGCTGACGTGCGGGCACTTCATGCCCAAGGCGTCGTAGCCCTCGGCGGCGACGCACCAGCCCTCGCCGTCAGGCGTGATCAGGGCGCGGTTGAACAGGCCGTCGAGCACCTTCTTGCGTGCGCCGCCTTTGATGTTGTCGGGGAACCATTCGATCTTGCCCGCGCTGGTGTTGATGGCCTTGGCGAGGATGGCGTGCTGGGCCGGAGTGAGTTGGGTGGTAGTCATTGGCTGCTCCTTCGGGGTGGTGGATGACGATGTGATGAACGCGCTGTTCGGGAGTGAAGCCAAGCGCCCAGTGATGGATAAGGGGCTTGGTTTCGTTGCTTCTCGATCAGCGCTTGGCGACTTCTGCTTCCGTGGCCTTCGGCATCGCCGCGCCCAGTTCAACGCCTGCCCTGAAGGCTGCTTCCAGCGCGTCCCGGATGCACCACACCGCCGTGTCGTGGAAGTCCAGGCTGTCGGCGTGGCGGGTTTTCAGGGTGTCGAGGCCCAGATGCTTCTGGGCGATCAGGCTGAGGATGGTGTCGATCTGGCTCATGGCTTCGTCCTTCTGGATGCGTTGGTGACGATGGCATTCACGCGCTGTGCGCCGGTGAAGCCAAGCGCTTTTGATCGAAATCGGTGCGTGGTTTCGTGTGTGATTTCAGTTCTTGCGCAAGGTGGCAATGCCAACCTGTGCCAGATCAAGCGCAGCGCAGCGGAAAGCGTTTTCTGCGGCCCATGGCGCGATGCGAACGTCGTCGAGCATCTGGTCGATCACCCTGGCGCTTTTGGCGCGCATCGCGGCGCAGGCTGTTTCCAGTTCATCGCGGCTTGCGTTGGCCACCTCCTCACGGCAGGTGCGCACCAGCACGGTCAGTGCGGCATCGGCGAGTTTTTTGGCCAGGGTGTCGAGGTTGCTGATGTCCATCTTTCGTCCTTTCAGGATGTGGTTGGCGTGACGTGATGAACGCGCTGTTCCCGATGGAAGCCAAGCTCAATCCGCAGGAATGACCAACAAATGATTGAAGGTGACGATGGGACTCTCGATTCGCGCCTACGCGCGCCACCGTGGCGTGTCGCACGTGGCCGTGAAGAAGGCCATCGACACCGGGCGGATCACCGCACTGCCAGACGGCACGATTGATCCGGGTGCGGCGGACGCGCAGTGGGCACAAAACACATTGCAGCCACGCCGGGCCGCTGCGCAGGAGCAGGCCAGCAGCCCGAAAGCCCGGCGCGCGCCCGCAACTGCCGATGCAACGCCGCAACGTGCGGCACCCGAACCGGGCGCGCCGCCGTTGTCAGCGGGTGGTACGTCGCTGCTGCAGGCGCGCACCGTCAACGAAGTGCTCAAGGCCCAGCTCAACAAGGTGGAGTTGGCGCACCGCAAGAAGGAACTGGTGGATCGGGCGCAGGCCGTGGCGCACGTTTTCAAGCTGGCGCGCATCGAGCGCGATGCGTGGCTCAACTGGCCCGCGCGCATCTCCGGGCAGATGGCCTCCGCGCTCGGCATCGACGCGCACACGATGCACGTCACGCTGGAAGCCGCCGTGCGCGAGCACCTGATCGAACTGGGCGAACTGCGCCCGCGCGTGGATTGATGATGGACGATTACGAAGGCGCTGTTGAGATCGAACGCGCGTGGCGCGACGGCTTGACGCCTGATCCGCTACTCACCGTATCGGAATGGTCGGATCGGCACCGGATGCTCTCCAGCAAGGCGTCCGCCGAACCCGGGCGCTGGCGCACCAGCCGCACGCCGTACCTGAAGGCGATCATGGATTGCCTGTCGCCGACCTCGCCGGTCGAGCGCGTGGCGTTCATGAAGGCGGCGCAGCTCGGCGCGACCGAAATGGGCTCGAACTGGATCGGCTACGTGATCCACCACGCACCGGGCCCGATGATGGCGGTCTGGCCGACGGTGGAGATGGCCAAGCGCAACTCCAAGCAGCGGATCGACCCGCTGATCGAGGAGTCTGCGGCGCTGGCGGAATTGATCGCGCCCGCACGCAGCCGGGATTCGGGCAGCACGATTCTGGCGAAGGAGTTTCGCGGCGGCGTGCTGGTGATGACTGGCGCGAACAGCGCCGTGGGCCTGCGCTCGATGCCGGTTCGGTATTTGTTCCTCGATGAGGTGGACGGCTATCCACTGGACGTCGAGGGCGAAGGCGATGCGATCTCACTGGCCGAGGCGCGCACGCGCACCTTCGCGCGTCGGAAGATCTTCATCGTCTCGACGCCGACGATTTCCGGGGCGAGCGCCATCGAGCGCGAGTACGAGGCCAGCGACCAGCGCCGCTACTTCGTGCCGTGTCCGCACTGCTCGCATCTGCAATGGTTGCGCTTCGAGCAACTGCGCTGGGACAAGGGGCAACCGGAAACCGCCGCCTACCTCTGCGAATCCTGCGACACCGCGATTGCCGAGCATCACAAGACGTGGATGCTGGAGCGCGGCGAATGGCTGGCGATGGCCGACGGCAAGACGGCTGGCTTTCACCTGTCGTCGCTGTACAGCCCGGTGGGCTGGCGCGCTTGGCGCGACATCGCTGCCGCGTGGGAAGCCGCCGTCAACAAGGAGTCGGGATCGGCCGCCGCCATCAAAACCTTCAAGAACACCGAGCTGGGCGAGACCTGGGTCGAGGAAGGCGAAGCACCCGACTGGCAACGGCTGGTCGAGCGCCGCGAGGACTATCGCATCGGCAGCGTGCCGCTGGGCGGCCTGCTGCTGGTGGGTGCAGCCGACGTGCAGAAGGATCGCATCGAAGCCTCGGTCTGGGCCTTCGGGCGCGGCAAGGAATCGTGGCTGGTCGAGCACCGGGTGCTGATGGGTGACACCGCCCGCGACGCGGTGTGGAAAGCCCTGGCCGCGATGCTGGCCGAACAGTGGACGCACGCGTCTGGCGTGGCGATGCCGCTGGCGCGCTTCGCGCTGGACACGGGCTTTGCCACGCAGGAGGCCTATGCCTTCGTGCGTGCCTGCCACGACCCGCGCGTGATGGCGGTCAAGGGTGTGGCGCGCGGCGCGGCCCTGATCGGCACACCGACCGCCATCGATGTCTCGCAGGGCGGCAAGAAGCTGCGCCGGGGAATCAAGGTGTACTCGGTGGCGGGCGGCATCGCCAAGCTGGAGTTCTACAACAACCTGCGCAAAAGCGCCGATGTCGGCGAGGACGGACTGACCCCGGTGTTTCCTGCCGGGTTCGTCCACCTGCCCAAGATCGACGCCGAGTTCATCCAGCAACTCTGCGCGGAGCAACTGATCACCCGCCGCGACCGCAACGGCTTCCCGGTGCGCGAGTGGCAAAAGATGCGCGAGCGCAATGAAGCGCTCGACTGCTACGTCTATGCCCGCGCGGCCGCGTCCAGCGCGGGGCTGGATCGCTTCGAGGAACGCCATTGGCGGGAACTGGAACGACAACTGGGGATGGCCAGCCCGCCATCTCCTGAAACTACAACCGAATCATCCACTGAGGCCACCCAACGCGGTGGCCTCGCTGTTTCTGGAACCCGCAACCCCGGTCGGCGCGTGATCAAAAGCCGCTGGCTGTCCTGACATCCCAAGGAGAAAACATGAGTCTTGCTACCCGTATCGAAAGTCTGGTCATCCGCGTCGCGCAGGAGTTCAACGACGTGCGCGCCAAGACAGGCAACCTCGCCAACCTCACCACCACCGACAAATCGAATCTGGTCGCGGCCATCAATGAGCTGAAGGCCGCCGTGGTGTCGTCCTCGGAAATCGACGACGCCAACATCGCCATTTCCAGCACCTATTCGTCCAGCAAGATCGTCACGCTGCTCGATGCGCTCAAGTCGGAAATCCTGGGCGGTGCCGATGCCGCCTACGACACCTTGCTGGAAATCCAGCAACTGCTGCAAAACGGCACCACGGGTCTGGATGCGCTGCTTGCCGCCGTCAACAACCGCGTGCGCTTCGATGCCGCGCAAACCCTCTCGGCACCCGAGCAGGCGCAGGCACGCAGCAACATCGGCGCGGTGGCGGCCAGTGATGTCGGTGACACCGACACCGATTTTGTCGCCGTGTTTGAAGGCGCGCTGGCCTGATGAGCCTCGCATCGCGCATAACGGCGCTGGCCAGCCACATCGGCCTGGAGATCAAGACCAAGATCGATGCCACCCATCCCGGCTTGGCCCGGGCGTGGGTGTGCTTCGGCTACGTCGGCAGCCAGATTGTCGTGCGCTCCTCGCACAACGTGGCCAGCGTCACCCGTCTTGGCACCGGGCGCTACCGCGTGACCTTCGTCAATGCGATGGCCGATACCGATTACTGCTGGGTGGCTTCCGTGGTCAAGAACCCAACCATTCTGGGTTTGCAGCGTGTGGCCCTGGTGCGAGCCAGTGGTGACACCAAAACCGCGCAGCAACTCGATGTCAGCTGCGCGTCCTCCACGTTGGCGACCGACGCCGACGAAATCAATCTCACGGTGTATCGCTGATGGCCTACACACAAGCACACCTCGATGCGCTGGAACTGGCGCTGGTCAAGGGCGAAAAGCGCGTGACCTTCGGCGACAAGACCGTCGAGTACCGCAGCGTCGATGAACTCATGGCCGCCATCGCCGCCGTCAAGCGCGACCTCTTCGAGCAGGCCGTGGACACCGGCTTGTGGCCCGGTGCGCCACGCCAGATCCGTGTCACCACGGGCAAGGGGTTCTGAGCATGCAATGGTTTGACCGAATGCGTGCTCGGGTAAGAAAGGGTGTCGGCATCAGCCTGCTGGGTGGCACGCCGTTTTACGACGGCATCGGCGGTGGCCGCCGCGCGCTGGCGTGGCAGGTCGGCAACCCCGGTGCGGTCGCGGCGCTGGCCTATACCCAGAACGAATTGCGCGCCAAGAGCCGTGATCTGGTGCGGCGCAATGCGTGGGCAGCAGCAGGCGTCGAGGCCTTCGTCTCGAACGCCATCGGTACCGGCATCAAGCCGCAGTCGATGGTGGCGGACAACGCGCTGCGCGAAGCCATCCACAGCTTGTGGTGGGACTGGTGCGAGGATGCCGATGCCGCCGGACTGACCGATTTCTACGGTCTGCAGGCGCTGGCCTGTCGCGCCATGCTCGAAGGCGGCGAGTGTCTGGTGCGGCTGCGCTACCGCCGTCCCGAGGATGGTTTGGCGGTCGGTCTGCAATTACAGTTGCTTGAACCCGAACACCTGCCAGCCACGCTGAACAGCGAACGACCCGGCGGCAACGTCATCCGCGCGGGCATCGAGTTCGACAAGCTCGGTCGGCGCGTGGCCTATCACCTGTACAACGCGCACCCGGGCGACGGTTTGCTGGCCCCGATGTCCGGCAATGGTGGACTCGGCAGCAGCATCGACACGGTGCGCGTGCCTGCCGCCGAAATCGTGCATCTGTTCCGCCCCCTGCGTCCCGGCCAGATCCGGGGCGAGCCATGGCTGGCGCGGGCGCTGGTCAAGCTCAACGAACTCGACCAGTACGACGACGCCGAGCTGGTGCGTAAGAAGACGGCGGCGATGTTCGCGGGGTTCATCACGCGTCTCTCGCCCGAGGACAACCTGATGGGCGAAGGACTGCCGGATGCCAATGGCGCGGCGATGGCCGGGCTGGAACCGGGCACGATGCAGATTCTGGAGCCCGGCGAAGACGTGAAGTTCAGCCAGCCTGCCGATGTGGGCGCGAGCTACGCCGAGTTCCTGCGCATGCAGTTCCGCGCCGTGGCCGCCGCGATGGGCATCACCTACGAGATGCTCACAGGCGATCTGACGCAGGTGAACTACTCGTCGATCCGGGCGGGGCTGCTGGAGTTTCGTCGCCGCTGCGAGGCCATCCAGCACAACGTGATCGTCCATCAACTGTGCCGCCCGATCTGGCGTGCGTGGATGGAGCAGGCAGCACTGGAAGGCGCATTGCCGCTGACCAACTTCAGCCAGAAACGCCGCGACTACTTGGCGGCCAAATGGATTCCACAGGGTTGGCAGTGGGTCGATCCGAAGAAGGAATTCGACGCGATGCTGACCGCCATTCGTGCCGGACTGTTGTCGCGCTCGGAAGCCATCTCGGCCTTCGGCTACGACGCCGAGGACATCGACCGCGAGATCGCCGCCGACAACCAGCGTGCCGACGAACTGGGACTGGTCTTCGATTCCGATCCGCGCCACGACAAGCCGCCTTTTGCTGCTGCAGCCCCGGTGCCCACGCAGCCAGACCTACAGGACAACTGACATGCCCCTCATCCATCTGGCGTCCCGCATCATCGGGACGCCGCTGCTCATTGCGCGCCCCAAACTCGACGTGATCCTCTCGGTGCTGGGTTCGCGCATCGGCTTGCCTGACCGGGGCATGGCCTTTCCCATCCCCGAGCCCAAGCAGGCCCGGGCGTTTGCGCAATCGGGCATTGCCGTCATTCCGGTGTTCGGCACTTTGGTCAAACGCTCGCTGGGCCTCGATGCCGCTTCGGGCCTGATGGCCTACGACGAACTGGAATCCCGGTTGGAGACCGCGCTGGCCGATCCACAGGTGGCGGGCATCCTGCTCGATCTGGATTCTCCCGGCGGCGAAGCGGGCGGCGTGTTCGAGTTGGCCGAGCGCATCCGCGCCGCCAGCCGGATCAAGCCGATCTGGGCGCACGCCAACGATGCCGCGTACTCGGCGGCCTACGCCATTGCCGCCGCCTGCCAGCGGTTGACGCTGTCGCAAACCGCCGGGGTGGGCTCCGTCGGCGTGATCGCGCTGCACGTCGATCAGGCCGTCAAGGATGCCAAGGACGGGCTGCACTACACCGCCGTTTTTGCCGGTGGCCACAAGAACGACCTCTCGCCGCACGAACCCTTGAGCCCGCAGGCGGCGGGCACGCTGCAAAGCGAAGTCGACCGGCTCTACGGAATCTTCACGACGCAGGTTGCCCAGATGCGCCAACTGGATGTGGATGCCGTGCGCGCCACCGAAGCTGCCGTGTACTTCGGCGAGAACGCCGTCGCAGCGGGGCTGGCCGACGCGGTGATGCCCTTCGATCAGGTGCTGGCCGAATTCGCCGAGGCGTTGGCCGCCCAGCGCCCGCACGCCACACCACAAGCGCGACACAGCCGCAACGCCCAGTCATCCGTCTTGCCGCGCGCCTCGCCTCCCACGTTTCACCACGCCCCTCGACCCACCTCTTTCATCTTGGAGAACACCATGACCGAACACCCGGACGAACACGTCGCCATCGACGATCCGCACGAACCACACGATCCGACAGACCCCGCCCAGCAGGCCGATCCGCCGCAAGACGAAGGCGATCCGCAACCGACACCTGTCGCCAGCGCCGCACTGGCGCAGTCCTTCGCCAGCGGCCGCGTTCAGGCACAGGCAATTGCCGAGATGTGCCTGATCGCTGGCCAGTCGCAACGCACGGCGGAATTCCTCGCCGCAGGATTTTCCGAAGCGCAGGTGCGCCGGGCCTTGCTCGATGCTCGTGCCGACCAGCCCGAAATCGCCTCGCGCATTACCGCCGAGACCGGCACCAGCCAGCGCCCGGAAAACAGCCCGGTGGTCGCTGCCGTCAAGAAACTCACCGCCAAGGAGTAAGCCATGACCGCCATTGCACAACCGCAAACGCTGGGCGACCTGCTCAAGTACGAAGCGCCGAATCTGTACTCGCGCGAAACCGATACCGTGGCCGCCGGACAAAAGCTCACGCTGGGCACCGTGCTCGGGCGCGATACCACCAGCAGCAAACTCAAGGCCTTCGATCCGGACGCCACCGACGGCAACGAAATCGCCATCGGCGTCCTGGCAGGCGATGTGGACGCCACGCTGATCGACCGCGACGACGCGCTGGTGATCGCGCGCCACGCCATCGTCGCGCGCGGCGCACTGGTCTGGCCGACCGGCATCACCACTGCGCAGAAGGCCGCCGCCATCGCCCAGCTCACCTTTCTGGGCGTGCTGGTGCGCGACAGCGCCTGACCCCGTCCTGACACTCCGTTTCACTCCCCCGAAAACCCGCCGCTGGCGGGTTTCGTCATTCTTGGAGATCCCAAATGCAGAACCCCTTTGAAAACCCCGGCTTCTCGATGGCTAGCCTCACCGCCGCCATCAACCTGCTGCCCAACCACTACGGGCGGCTGGAGCAACTGAACCTGTTTCCGGCCAAACCGGTGCGTACCCGGCAGATCATCGTCGAAGAGTTCGCCGGTCGCCTGAACCTCTTGCCCACCCGCGCGCCCGGTTCACCCGGTACGGTCGGTGAACGGGGCCAGCGCAAGCTGCGCTCCTTCGTGATCCCGCACATCCCGCATGACGACGTGGTGCTGCCCGAAGAAGTGCAAGGCCTGCGCGCCTTCGGCTCGGAAACCGAGATGGAGGCCATCGGCGGCGTCATGGCCCGTCATCTGGAGACGATGCGCAACAAGCACGCGATCACCCTGGAGCACCTGCGTATGGGCGCGCTCAAGGGCGAGATTCTCGACGCCGACGGCAGCACGCTGGTCGATCTGTTCGATGAATTCGACATCACGGCGCAGAGCGTGCCGTTCGAGTTTTCCACCGCCACCGACAACGGCCAGCTCAAGGGCGCATGCCTCGACCTGCTGGGCCTGATGGAAGATGGTCTGGCGGGCGAGTTCTCCACCGGTCTGCACGTGCTGTGCTCGCCGGAATTCTTTCGCGCGCTGACCACCCACAAGGAGGTCAAGACCGCCTACCAGAACTGGCAGCAGGGTGCGGTACTGATCAACGACATGCGCTCGGGTTTCAGCTACAGCGGCATCACCTTCGAGGAATACCGTGGCCAAGCCTCTTTCGTGCAGGCCGACGGCACGCTGGGCACGCGCCGCTTCATCGCCGCCGGGGAAGCCCATGCCTTCCCGGTTGGCACGGTGGACACCTTCGCAACGTACTTCGCGCCTGCTGACTTCAACGAAACGGTGAACACCCTCGGTCAGCCGCTGTACGCCAAGCAGGAACCGCGCAAGTTCGACCGGGGCACCGATCTGCACACGCAATCAAACCCGCTGCCGATGTGCCACCGCCCGGGCGTGCTCATCAAGCTGACGTCGGCCTGATTCGACCGTGGATGTCGTCACGCTGTACGAAGCGGCGCGCAATGCCGGGCTGCTGACGCCGGTGTCCTTCGCCGGTGTCACCGTGCATTGCGCCTTCCGCGCCCCGGACGAAACCGTGCTCGATGGCTTCGCGCTGTCGCGGGACTACCAGATCGACTACCCGGCTGCATGGCTCACGCTGGCTGCCGGGGACACGGTCGAGGTGGCAGGCAACAGCTATCAGGTGCGCGACGTGCGCGCCATCGGCGACGGCTCCGAGCGTCGCGCTTCGCTCACCCAACTCTGAGGAACGCCCCATGAACTCCGTCCGCGAGCGCGTCTTGCGGGAGGCCGTCGCGCGCCTGTCATCCGCGATTGCACCGACTCCGGTGCTGCGTATGCCTGCCGTGCCGGTCACCCGCGAGGCCAGTCCGGCACTGCTGCTGTTCGTCGATGGCGACAGCATCACCGCCCACGCCAACCACCTCGTCGACCGGCTGCTGATCGTCCGGCTTGCCGTGGTGGCACGCGGCGCGGATGCCTTCGACGTGGCCGATCAGGCGCTGGTCGCCGCCCACGCTGCCTTGCTGGCCGACCCGAATCTGGGAGGGCTGGCCATCGCTGTGCGCGAGATCGACTGCGAATGGGATTTCGACGACGCCGATGCCGGAGCCGTTGCGCTGCCCGCCCGCTACGAAATCCGCTACCGCACCCACGCCATTGACCTCACCCAAACAGGATGAATCCCCAATGCACATCGAACTTGTGAAACCCCACACCCACGCAGGCCAGCGCCTCACGGCGGGTGATCGCCTTGATATGAACGACGCCAGCGCCCGCTGGCTGATCGCGCAGGGCGTGGCCAAGGCGGCAACGCCCGCCGCCGACCTCAAACCCAGCCGCCGTGATGCCACGTCCGGCACCGCCAACATTTCCCAAGGAGACTGAACATGGCTTATTTCTCTGGACAAGGCCGCGTCTACATCGGTGCGCGCGATGACCTCGGCAACCCGGCAGGACTGACCTTCGTCGGCAACGTGCCTGAGCTGAAGGTGTCGTTGTCGGTGGACACCATCGAGCATCAGGAAGCGCAGTCGGGCCAGCGCCTGACCGACCTGCAGCTCATCAAGACCAAGAAAGGCGAGTTCGCCTGCACGCTGGAAGAACTGATCGCCACCAATCTGGCGCTGGCGCTCTACGGCACCACGACCACGATCACCCCTGGCACCGTCACCGGCGAGCTGCTACCCAACCCGGTCACGCCGGGCAGCCTCTACCCACTGGCGATGCAGAACGTGTCCGCCGTGCAGGTGCAGGACTCGGACGCCACGCCCAACACCCTTCCGGCAAGCCAGTACAGCGTCAATGCCAAGCACGGTTCGCTGGTGATTCTGGATGCCACCACCGGTGGCCCCTACACCGAACCGTTCACCGTCGATTACGCCTACGGCGCGGCGCAGAGCACGGCGATGTTCACCCAGCCGCTGCCCGAGCGCTGGATTCGCTTCGAGGGACTCAACACCGCCGATGGCAACCGCGAGGTGGTGATCGACCTCTACCGCGTGGCCATCAACCCGGCTAAGGAACTGTCGATCATCACCGACGAACTGCTCAAGTTCGAGCTGTCGGGCCAAGTGCTCGCCGATCTGACCAAACCGGTCGGCGGCGATCTCGGTCAGTTCGGTCGTCTGGTGCTGCTGTGAGAGGTGACGTGATGGACGACTTCAAAACCTTTCCACTGGCACCGGTGGTCGTGACGCTGTCCGGTACCGCGCTGGAGTTGACGCCGATCCGGCTGGGCGAATTGCCACGGCTCTTGGCCGTGGTGCGCCCGCTGGCCGAAGACATCGGCACCGACCCGGACTGGATGGCGCTGCTGGGTCGGCACGGTGACGCCGTGCTCGATCTGCTGGCCATCACCACCCGGCGCGAACGCGCATGGATCAACGACCTGTCGTTGGAGGATGCGGTGCAACTTGTCGCTGCCGTGTTCGAGGTGAATGCGGATTTTTTCGTGGCGCAGGTCGTGCCGAGCATTCAGGGCGCGGCCGAGCGACTCGCGCCGACGCTGCGCACACTGACGAACGCGGCTGGCAGTCCTCCTGGGATAGCGCCGTCGCCCGCCTGATCCGCAGCGGCCACCGTCACCCGGACATCCTCGGGTACACGTTGGGTCAGGTGAATGCCTTTCTGACTGCCGATAGCCGTCTCGAATTCGAGCGCCTCACCACCCGCTTGGCGGTCATGACCGCCGCCGCCCAGGGTAGCCGCGAGGGCATCCGCCAGCTCCAGGCCGAACTCCAGCAAGGAATGCGTGATGAAGATTGATCTGGTTGCTGAGGGCCTGCTGGATCGGCGGCGCTTCAACGTCTGGCAAACCGATACCCACAAGGCCATCCACGCCGCTGTTGCCCGTGCAATGCGCGACAGCGGCAAAGACATGGCCGCACAGGTACGCGGGGAGATGCGCGCCAGCTTCCGCGCCGCTAGCCCCAAGTTCCTGCGTTCTATGCACGCCAAGGTGTTCGACCGCAAAGCCAATGCGTTTCCGGCCCTCTACCTTGGCTCGAAGGTGCCGTGGCTGGGGCTTCATGAGCGCGGCGGAACGATTCAGGGACGGATGCTGATCCCGCTGTTGCCGCAGCACCAGCGCATCGGGCGCAAGGCCTTCGCCCGGGTCATCGATGCGCTGGTGCGATCCGGCAACGCGTGGTTCATCGAGAAAAACGGCCAGAAGATTTTGATGGCCGAGAACATCAGCGAAAACGCCCGCCCACTGACCCGGTTTCGTCGTGCCGAGCGCGAGCGCAGTGGTGCAAAACGCCTTCGGCGTGGGCAGGAGATTCCCATTGCCGTGCTGGTGCAGCGCGTGAGCCTGAAAAAACGCTTCGACCTCAACCGTGCGGTGCGGGTCGAGCTTCCCCGCCTGACGGCGGCCATCCGCAAGGCAATGTCCAAGGTTTGAGATGAAACAGCCCCCACGCTCACTGCGTTCGCTGCCCCCCGAGGGGGCGCAGGCCTCCTTTGGGGCGGCCCGGCAGGAGACCTGACATGGCGAACAACCGCGCCCAGATCCTCATCACCGCCGTCGATCAGACGCGCCGGGCCTTCCAGTCGATCAATGGCAGTCTGACGCAACTGCGCGACCAGGCCGGTCAGGTCGGTGCCGTCTTGTCTCGTATCGGTGGAGCCATCGGGATCGGGCTGGGTGTGCGCGAGCTGGTGGCGGTCGCGGATCAGTACAAGAACCTGCAGGCCCGCCTCAAGCTCGCCGTCACCTCTCAAGAGGAATTCAACCGCGCCGACGCGGCCCTCTTTGACATTGCCCAGCGCAACCGTGCACCACTGGCGGAAACCATCACGCTCTATGCGCGGCTGGCACCATCGGTGCAGGCACTGGGGCGTTCGCAGGCGGACGTGCTGGCGGCCACCGATGCCATCGGGCAGGCGGTGTCGCTCTCCGGTGCATCCGCCGAGGCGGCAGCAGGCGCACTGATGCAGCTCGGGCAGGCCTTCGCCTCGGGGCAACTGCGCGGTGAGGAATTCAATTCCGTCGTCGAGCAGACGCCGCGACTGGCGCAAGCCATCGCCGACGGGATGGGCGTGCCGCTGGGCTCGCTGCGGGCACTGGCGCAGGAAGGCAAGATCACCTCGGCGGCGGTGCTCGATGCTTTGCTCAATCAGCGCGAGCGCCTCACCGAGGAATACGCGAGCCTGCCCGATACGGTCGAAGGCGCGTTCACTCGCCTGAGAAACGCCTTCCAGCGCGCTTTCGGCGAGCGCGATGCCAATTCCGGCCTGACGGCAGGGCTCGCGCAAGCCATCCAGCTCGTCGCCAAGCATCTGGATCTGCTGATCAATCTGGCGGGCGTCGTGCTGGTCGCCGCCTTTGGCCGGATGGCGGGTGCCTTCGCCACCAGCATTGCCGCTGCGCGTGCAGAAGCAGCGGCGCGACTGTCCAACCTCCGTACTCTCCAAGCCGAGGCGCTGGCACGGGTGCGCGTGGCCGATACCGCCTTGGCGCAGGCGCGCGCACAAGGCCTCGCCACCAGCGCGCTGGTGGCCGACGCGGCCAAGGCCCGACTGCAAGCGACCGCCGCCAGTAGCGCCGTGACGCAGGCTGTTGCGTCCACCACGCTGCTGGGGCGGGCGGCAGGGTTGTTGCGCGGGGCGCTGGCCCTTCTGGGCGGCCCCATCGGCCTCATCGTCACCACGGTGACGCTGCTGGCAGGTGCGCTCTATTCGGCACGCAACGCCGTGGTCGAGTTCGGCGGCAAGAGCGCGTCAATCAAGCAGATCGCCGTCGCCATCTGGGAACTGGTGGTCGAGAAGGTTCTTGCGGTCGTCAACGCCCTGGGGCAACTGGTCGGTGTCAACGATCTCTCCTGGGCCCGCGTGCGCGAGGTGATGGTCAGCGCTCTCACCACCATCGGCACGGCGATCCGCGCGATGGTCAATGGCGTCATCGGCGCGTTCAACGCGGTCGGGAGTGTCGCGGGTATCACGGCAGCCTTCTTCGTCGAGCGCTTCCGCAATGCCTTCTCCGACATTGGGGCACTGGCACAGGCCTTGGGCCAGGACGTAGCCGCCGCTTTCAGCGGTGATTTCTCCATGTCATCGCTACGCACCGTCCTCGGTCGCCGACTCGAGGAGATGCATGACTTTGGCGAGGCGCTCGCAGACACCGTGCGCGACGCGGTGACGCGCGACTACGTCGGGGAAGCCGCTCAGGCTATCGCTGGCCGCATCCGGGCTGAACAAGAGCAGCCGGGCGTATTCGGTCGCGCACAACCGCCGACGCCACCCGCTCCCGGCAAGGGCGCGCAGGCCGACAAACTGGCCCTGGTACGGGCGCAGGCCGAGGCAGAATTCAAGCTCCTCAAGGACGCATTGGATCGTCAATCGCGGGCGCTGGATGCCGCGCTCGAAGATCGCTTGATCTCGCTGAAGGATTACTACGCCGCCAAGACGCGAATCGAGCAGCAGGAGATTGACGCGGAAATCCGCCGTGTGCAGGCATCGCTCGCGGAACAGCAACGGCTGGTCAATACCGGCAAGGACGAATCCGCCCGCCTCAAGGCGAAGGCCGAGGTCGCCAAGGCGGAAGCCGAGCTGATCGTGCTCAACAACCGGCGCAGCGACATCGAGCAGGCCAATGCGCGCAAGGCGGCACAGGCCGAACGCGAACTGGCTGATGCCTTGGCGCAAGCGCGCGAAGAACTGGCGCAGATCACCGGCACCGCCACCGATGCCGACCGGCAGGCGGCGATTGCTCGTAGTTACCGCGATCTGCGCGCACGCCTTGCCGCTGAAAGCGATGCCGACGGCGTGTCGCTGGTGGATCGGTTGATCGACGTCAAAGCCGCGCAAGCCAATCTGGCAGCGCTCGAAGCCCAGTGGCAACAAGTCACCGAACGCCTGCGCAATGCGCAGGAAGCCATCGGCATCCAGCAGCAGGCGGGACTCCTGACCGAAGCGCAGGCGCGCCAGCAGATCGTCGCCTTGCAGCAGCAATCGACCAGCGAGATGGAACGTCTGCTGCCGACCATGCAGCAGGCCGCGCAGGCCATCGGCCCGGACGCGGTGATCCGCGTGCAGGCGTGGCGCAACGAGCTGGAACGCACGCGGCTCACGGTCGATGAAATGGCTCCGCTGTGGAACCGCATCGGCGAAAGTTTCGGCTCGGCACTCAACGGCATGATCACCGGCGCGCAGACCTGGCGCAGCGCCTTGGCGAGCATCTTTCAGCAGGTGGCCGACGCCTTCCTGCAACAGATCGTGATCCAGCCGTTTCAGCAGTGGATGGCGATGCAGGTGCGGATGCTGGCGATGAAGCTCGGCTTCATCCAGCAGGAACAAACCGCCGACGTGGCCGCCAGCGCCGCCAAGGTTGCCCAGAAAACCACCGAGACCACCGCCGTGGTGTCGATGGACGCCGCCAAAGCGGGAGCTGGTGCGGCCGCCTCGCAGGCGTCCATTCCCTACGTCGGCCCGGGGCTGGCCATTGCCGCAATGGTGGCGATGGTCGCGGCGGTGATGGCGCTGTTGGGCGGCATCAAGAAGTTCGCAAGCGGCGGTCTGGTGTCCGGCCCCGGCAGCAGCACCTCGGATTCGATTCCGGCGCGACTGTCAGCAGGCGAATACGTGGTGCGCGCCGCTGCCGTGCGGCAAGTGGGCGTGGCCTTTCTCGACTCGCTCAACGGCCTGTCCAGCTGGGCGCAGGGGCCACGTTTCCGTGGCGGTGAACTGGCCTTTGCCGCGGGCGGGTTGGTGCCGGAAGTGAAGGTGCCGCCCGCACAGCCGCAGATGAATCAGGCGGTGCGCATCGTCAACGCCATTGATCCGGGTGTTACCCACGACCACCTGCAAACGCCTGCCGGAGAGCGGGTCATCGTCAACATCATCGGGCGCAACGCGCGGGCCATCCGCTCGGCGCTCAATGGCTGAATCAAGGAGCACTTCACATGGCACTGCTGTTCATCGACGGCTTCGACCACTACGACCCGCAGGCGCTGGACGACTTCGGCGAGCCGTGGCTCGCGCGCGGCAAGGCCGCCTATCTCTCGCCGCAGGCCACCCGCGTGCAGGGACGGCGTCCGTCGTCCTTTGCGCTGCGTCTGCCGGAAGGCTCGGGCGGCGGTTACGTCAAGAATCTGGACAGCACCAAGACCAGCCTCATCATTGGCGCGTCGATTCGCATCGTGCCCTACGAGAACACCTACACCGAACCCTTGCTGCTGGGCGTGCGCGACGCCAATGCGCAGGTCGCGCATCTGGTGAAGATCGGCGAGGACGGACGGCTCAAGCTCTACCGTTGGCAATATGGCTACGAACAGTTGATCACCACCTCGGTGACCACGGCTCCGGCGCGCGGCTGGCACTACATCGAGTTGCAAGTCACACAAGGTACCAGCAACGGCGTGCTGTCAGTGCGCATCAATGGGGTGCTGGCAATCCAGATGACCGCGCAGAACACGATTCAGGGCGGCGGCCAGTTGCTCACCGCCTTCCTCGGCGCAATTCCCGGCCAGTCTTGCCCGTTGACCCTCGATGTCGATGACTTCTACATCGCGGACACCACCGGCACCATCAACAACACCTTCCTCGGGGATGTGCGCGTCGATGCCTTGCAGGCGCAGGCCGATGGCAGCCTGAACCAGTGGACGGTGACACCCTCCGGCACTGCCGCGTGGGAAGCGGTCAGTGATGAGGATGAAACCACCCACATCAGCGCGCCCAGCGCCGGACTGCGCCAGAGCTTCGATGTCGCGCCGCTGCCGGTGATGGCCACACCGGCGGTGTTCGGCGTGCAACTGACGATGCTCGCGCGCAAGACCGATGCGGGTTTGGGCAAGTTGAAGGGCCTCGTGGTCAGCGTCGCGCAAACCGCCGTCAGCCCCGAGGTGATCTTGCAGGAACAACAGGCGTGGCAGTGCGCGCTGTTCGAGCGCAACCCGAACGGTAACGTGCAGTGGACGGAAGCGGCCTTCAACGCCGCTGAGTTCGGGATGGAGTCGGCATGACCGACCGGCGCATCACCCTGCAGGTTACGGAGACGTCCAGCCAGCCTGTGCCGGGGAATGCACTGACGGAACTGCGCGCCGAAGTGCTGTCGCGCGCCGCCGCAGGCAGCTTGACCGCTGAACTGGCCGCCGAAACCGCCAGCGCGCCGTGGCCACCGGATCGTGCCGCGACGTGGCTGGCCGAAGTGCTGGCCAAGCCCTGGCCGCCGCTGGTCGGGCCGGTGTTCGTGGTCGAGGTGCTGCGCCGGGATACCGCCGCTGCCGCCATCGTCGCCACGGGCATGGAAGCCTTTGGCGATGCACCGTGGCCGCAGGCGCAGCGCGGCGTATTTGCCTTCCGCCATGACTGGGCCGAACCGTTGGTAGAACGGCTGGCGTGGCAGACCAGCGTGACGCGGCTGGCCAGTGGCAACGAATCGCGCCAAGCCCGCCGCAAGGTGCCGCGCCGCACGCTGAGCTATCAGGTTGGCAACGCACGTCCGAGCGATGCGCTGGTGGCCGACTGGCTGGCCGATCATCTGGGCCAACGTGCGTGGTGGCCGCTGCCGCAGTACGCCGTGCCGCTGACTGCGCCCGCCCAAGCCGATGCGCTGGCCCTTGATGTGCAGGAGGCCGACTGGCGATATTTCGTGCCCGCACGCGCCGATCTGCTGCTCGACTGGAACGGCGTGCAGGGTTGGCAAGGCGATGAAGTCTGGGCACTGCTGATCGCGCCGGACGGTTGGCAGCAGGTGCAGTTGAGTCAGGTGGAGCCGGAAACCCTGTGGCTCACCGAACCCTTGGCACGCCGTACGCCGCTGGGCAGCGTGGTGCTGCCGCTGGTGTGGGGTCGCGCGCTCGATCCTGCCGATCTCACCCAATGGGTGCCGGGCATGGTCGGCGGTAACGTGGTGGCCCAGCTCGAACCGGCACCGCCACCGGATGCCGGTCTGCTCGACGACCCGTGGCTGGACGATCTGCCAGTCTGGCCCGATGGCAACTGGCGGAACGATCCGACCGCAGTGGCCTCGGCCACCATCACCCGACAGGATTTCTCGCCCGCCGATGCGTGGGTGCGCCGCGACGATCCGTGGGCAACCACGACCTTTCAGCGGCGCTATCTGGCGAGCGGCCCGGACGACATCGAAATCTGGCGTGCCCGCCTGTGGCAAACGCAGGGGCAGCTCAACGCCTTCTGGCTACCCGATGGCTTGGCTCCGATCCTGTGGGTGACGGCGAATGCCGATCCGGACGACGGCTTCATCCGCGTGAATGGCAAAGACGCCTCTGCGCAATTTTCGGCCTTCTGGCATCGTCCCGCCGCCTGCCTGATCGTGCATCCGGATGGCTATCAGCAGTACGCCCTGACGGCGACCTGCCATCTGGACGGTGACGCGGTGCTGGTGCTGCGCTCCGGTCTCGACGAGTGGGTGCCCGCAGGCAGCCGGGTCATTCGCCTTGCTCGTTGCCGCCTCGATCACGACGCCATCGACCTGTACTGGCACAGCCCGACGCTGGTGGAAATCACTTTGACCTGCCGCCAGTTGCCCGAACCACGCGGCAACGACCGCATCACCTACGAGCCATCCTGATCATGAGCCAGAACCCTTTGCAGGAGGTGGAGCTGTACGCCTTCGCCAGCAACACTGCCCAGTTCTTCCTGACCCCGCACGAATTCGACGTCGATCTCGACGGCAATCGTTATCAGAGCCTTGCCATCGAACGCAACGAACTGGTGCTGGGAGCCGAGGCCGCCAAGTCGGCGCTGGAACTGAAACTGCCACCGAACAGCGAACTGGTGCGGCATCTGCTGGCCACCACACTGACCGGCGAAACCACCTCCGTCACCTTGCGCATCGGTCAGCGCGATAGCTGGGGAGACTACTGGTGGCTGTCCGGCACGCGCTGGATGGGCCGCGTGCTGGGCGTGGAGATTGCCGACGATCAGGCACGCATCCGCTGCGAATCGGCGCAGGTCAGCTTGAAGCGCATCGGGCTGCGCAGGCTCTACAGCCGCCAGTGTTCGCACGTCTTGTACTCCAGCGCCTGCGGCGCATCGCCGATCACCGACAGCGCCTTTGTCGCCGAGGTCTATGGCCGCAGTGTCGAAATCGACGGCGGCGTGCCGGGCGGCGTCAGTGGTGGTCTGGCCGGTGGTTGGCTGCAAACGCCCGATGGCGCGCGGCACATGATCATCAACGACTACGGCAGCGGTGTGGAGCTGCTCTATCCGGTGGTCATCGAACCGGGCACCGAAGTGGTGCTGACGGTCGGCTGCGACCACAGTACGACCACCTGCGCCGGACGCTTCGGCAACCTCGACAACTACGGCGGCTTTCCCGCCATCCCGAGCAAGAACCCGTTTTCGACGGGCGTGTTCTGAATTCCTGCGTTCTGAATCCCTGGAGAAATCGCCATGTGGTACCTCGTCGTCATCGTGGTGGCGGCGCTGGTTTCGGTTGCGCTCGCCCCGAAACCGCCCGAGCCAAAACCCGCATCGCTGTCCGACGTCGATGCGCCCACCGCCGAAGAAGGTCGCCCGATTCCCGTCGTGTTCGGCACCGTGCTGCTGCGCGGGGCCAACGTGGTCTGGTACGGCGATCTGGCCGCCGATCCGATCCGCAAGAAAGGTGGCAAGAAGTGAGTGCGGACGTGACCGTCACCATCGACGACGTGCGCGCCGTGGGCCTGTGCGTGAACGGCACGCGCCTCTGGTTCGCCCGTCACGATCTGGACTTCCGCGCCTTCCTGCGCGAGGGCTGCGATGCCGACACCTTGCTGGCCACGGGTGATGCGATGGCGTTGCGGGTGGTCGAGCGCGCACGCATTCGGTTGGAGGTGCGCTGATGGGTGGCAGCAGCAAGAAACAAACCGTCGGCTACCGCTACCGCATGGGCCTGCATCTGGTGCTGTGCCAAGGGCCGGTCGATGCCGTGCAGGAAATCCAGATGGGCGAGCGTACCGCGTGGGGCGATGCCGACCGTGAGCCGCTGTCCAGCGGGCACGGCTTGAGTAGCCTGTCCATCAACAAGCCGACGCTGTTTGGTGGTGATGAACGCGAAGGCGGCGTGGTCGGCACCATCGACGTGCTGCCTGGTGGCCCCGACCAAGGGCGCAATGACTATCTGATGGCGCGGCTGGGCAGTGCCATTCCGGCGTTCCGGGGCGTGCTGTCGCTGGTGGCGCGGCAAATCCTGTTCGCCGCCAACAACCCCTACATCAAACCGTGGGCGGTGCGCGTGCGCCGCTTCACGGCGGGCTGGCACGACGCTGCGTGGATGGAGTGGAACGCCGAAGTGCGCGCGTGGGACGACGAGCAGGGACGCGAGGTCAGCGTCGGCATGAACCCGGCGCATATCCTCGTGCAATGCCTGACCGACCCGCACTGGGGCATGGGCTATCCGCTGGACAGCATCGGCTGGAGTTTCTGGAACGTGGCGTGGGCCCTGTCGGATGAGGGCTTCGGGCTGAACCTGATCTGGACGCGCCAGCAGCCCATCGAGAGCTTCATCGGGCAAGTCGTCGATCACATCGGCGGCATCCTCTACACCGATCCGGAGCAAGGAACGTTCGAGCTGAAACTGCTGCGCGACGACTACTGGATCGACAGCCTGCCGCAGCTGGGGCCGGACGAGATCGTGCGGCTGGAACGCTTCGAGCGCGCGCAGTGGGGCGAGCTGCCCAACGAACTGACCGTGGTCTATACCGACTGGCAGACCGGCGGCGACACCACCGTCACCGTGGAAAATCTCGCCGCCATCCAGTTGCAGGGCGGCGTGATCAACCAGCGCCGCGACTACCCGGGCGTGAACTATGGGCCGCTGGCCGCGCGATTGGCACTGCGCGATCTGCGCGCCTTGGGATCGCCACTGGCGCGAATGACCCTGACGGTGGCGCGCGACACCCTGGAACGTGCGCCGCTGCCGGGCGATGTGTTCCTGCTCAACTGGCCGCGTCTGGGCATCGACCAGATGGTGGTGCGCGTGACCGGCATCGACACCGGCACGCTGGGCGCATTGGAGTGGCGCATCGAAGCGATGGAGGACGTGTTCGGGCTGGACAACGTGGTGCTCGCTCCGCCGCCGCCCATCATCGAGGAGCCGACGCTGGAACCGCTGCCGCCCGCACTGGTGCTGGCTGTGGAGATTCCGTATTGGGAACTGGCGCGCAGCTTGTCGCGGGCCGAACTGGATTACCTCACTGACACCGATGCCACCGTCGGCGCACTGGCCGCTGCCGGTGGTGCAGGGCAGCTCAACTGGCAACTCGCCACCGGCGCATCGGCAGGCGACATCGCCAGCATTGCCAGCGAGGACTATGCACCACTGCTCACGCTGGACGCAGCCTTGCCCGCCAGCGAAGCCGATGTCGTCAGCGTGCCGGTGACCGCCATCAGCCAGCCCGAACGACTGGCCGTGGGCGACTACGCCTATCTGGTCGATGCCGGTGGTGACATCCGCGAAGCCGTGGCCGTGCTGGCCTTCGACGCCGCCAGCGCCCGCATCGATCTGGCGCGCGGGGTGCTCGACACCACGCCGCAGTCCCACGCCAGCGGTACGCGCTTGATCGGCGTCGGCGAATGGCTGGCCGCCGAAGGCGCGGAACGTGCGCCGGGTGAGTCGGTGTTCGTCGGTGCGATCCCGCGCACCTCGACAGATCAGGGCGATGCGTTGCTGGCCAGCAACGGCCAGCCACTGGTGCTGACGGGGCGGCAGGCCTTGCCGTATCCGCCCGGGTGCATCCGCCTCAATGGCCAGACCGAGCCTGCGGTGGTGGCCGGTGACATCAACATCGCGTGGGCGCACCGCGACCGCACACAGCAGACCGCTTACCTCGTGCAGCAGGACGCGGGCGACATCGGCCCAGAGCCGGGCGTGAGCTACACGGTTCACATCCGGGATCGCAACGATGCGCTGGTGCATACCAAAACCGGCATCACCGGCAGCAGTTTTATCTGGGATGTGGCCAGCGCCGCCGTCGATGCCGGTGCGCTGGGTGATCGCGTCACGCTGGAAATCACAGCCGAGCGTGACGGGCTGGAAAGCTGGCAGCCGCAGGTGCGCACCGTGGATCGCACGGGTTACGGCCTGCGCTGGGGACAGTATTGGGGAGGCGTCTGATGAAACTGGCAACAGAACCACGCATCGACGTTCACCTGCTGACGCTGAACGAGCCTGCCGAATGGCGCGAGGCCTGCATCGGCAGCCTCGACGGTGCGCCGATCCAGTTGCACGTCGTGCCGGGCATTGCGGGTCACATTGGCGAAGCGCGCGCCGCTGGTTTTGCTGCGGGCAGCTTGCCACTGGTGTCTTTCGTCGATCCCGACGATCTGTACGAAGCAAGCGCCTTCACGCAACTGGCCGATGCGCTGGATGCCTGCCCGCGCGCCGTGATGGCCTACACCGACGAGGCATTGATGGATGAAACGGGCCGCGACATCGCGGTGCGTCGCTTGGCCTACAGCCGCTGGCAGCACGCGAACAGCGCCAGCCATGTCCACGGCCTGATCGTGATGCGCCGATCCATCGTCGATGCCGCGCTTGCGGAAACCACCGATCTCAACAACTTCGCCGACTGGCTGTTGACGCTGCTGGTGGCCAAGCACGGCGGTGTACTGCACCTGCCCATCGTTGGTCGGCATTGGCGGCAACACCTGCAGCAAAGCCACCGCGCTGGCGACCCGGAAGCCGTCCGGCGCATCCGGCAAGCCGCACCCCTCTGGAGATAAGCATGTCATCGACCGATCCGAATCTTGGACTCACCTACGGCTGGACGCTGGGCGAAAGCGGCTGGGACACCGGCATGGATGCCAATTTGAAGCGCTTGGGCGCGACCGTGGGCCTGTCCGTCAAAGACCGCGACCTGACCACGCCACCGGCCAGTCCGGCCAACGGCGACCGCTACATCGTGCCTGCCACCGCCACTGGCGCGTGGGCAGGCAAAACCCACCAGATCGCCGTGCGCATCAATGGCACGTGGGAATACCACCCGCCCAAGGTCGGTTGGCTTTGCTACATCGAGGACGAGGCCAAGCTCTCGGCCTTCAAGGCCGCCGGCTGGAGCGCCGGTATCGCCATCTGAATCACCGATTTTTACCCATGAAACCCGCCCACGAGGCGGGTTTTTGCATTTCTGGAGAAAGCCAATGACCGAAGAAACCCAACCCGTCCCCCTCGTGGAAAACATGCTGCTCTTGCGCCGCGAGGACTTCGACGATCTGCTCGACCGCGCCGCCGAGCGTGGTGCGGAGCGTTGCCTTGCCCATCTCGGGCTGGAGAACGGCCACGCTGCCAAGGACATCCGCGAACTGCGCGATCTGCTCGAAGCGTGGCGCGATGCCCGTCGCACCGCGTGGCAGACCGCCGTCAAGGTCATCACCACCGGCATCCTCGCCGCGCTGCTGGTCGGTGCCGCCATCAAGCTCAAGCTGACGGGAGGTGCGCAATGAACTGCCGCATCTGCCTGCTCGATGACTGGCGGCGCGTGTTGCGTCGTGCGTGGAGCATCCGCTTCTCGCTGTTGGCCGCTGCCTTCACGGCGGCGGAAGTGGTTGTGCCGATCTTTGGCGACATGCTGCCGCGAGGTCTGTTCGTGCTGCTGGCCTTCGCCGCCAGCATCGGCGCAACCGTGGCACGCATCGTGGCGCAGCCGGAGATGCACCGATGATCCGGCCTCCGCAACGGCGCACCGTGGCGGCGCTGACGCTGTCCGCCGCCGCACTGGTCGGCATCGTGCTGCACGAGGGCTATACCGACCGCGCGGTGATTCCGGTCAAGGGCGATGTGCCGACCATCGGCTTCGGTACCACGACCGGAGTGAAGCTGGGCGACACCACCACGCCCCCGAAGGCGCTGGCGCGGGCGCTCACCGATGTGCAGCAGTTCGAGGGTGCGCTGAAAAGCTGCGTGACCGTGCCGCTGGCCCAGCACGAGTACGACGCGCTGGTGAGTTTCTCCTACAACGTCGGCAGCCGCGCGTTCTGCCAGTCCACGCTGGTGAGGAAACTCAACGCGGAGGACTACGCCGGGGCGTGTTCCGAGCTGCTGCGCTGGCGCTTCTTTCAGGGCAAGGACTGTGCGTTGCCTGCGAACGCGCGCCTGTGTGGCGGGCTGGTCAAGCGCCGCGAAGCCGAGTACCGGCAGTGCATCGGGGAAGCGCCATGAAACTGATTCCGTGGCTGTACCGCTGGCTGGCCATGGCTGCGTTGGCCGCTGCCCTGATCGGCGTCGGCTGGATCAAGGGCGCGAGCCACGTTCAGGTCCAGTGGGATGCTGCCGTCCAGCAACAGACCCAGCAAGCCGCCACCGTCCGCGAGCGGCAGGCGCAAGCCACCGTCAAGGTTGTCACCGAGTACGTCGACCGCGTTCGCGTCGTCCGCGAGAAGGGCGACACCATCATCAAGGAGGTTCCCGTCTATGTGCCCGTCCAAGCCGATGCTGCTTGCACTATCAACCGTGGCTTTGTGCGCCTGCACGACGCTGCCGCCGCCGGTGATCTGCCCGAACCCGCCGGAGATGCTGATGCGGCCCCCGCAGGCATTGCGCTCTCTGCCGTCGCCGGAACCGTCGCGGCCAACTACCAGACCTGCCACGAGAACGCCGAGCAACTGAGGGCGTTGCAGGGGTGGGTCATGGAGATGATGGTCTCCAATCACCAAAAGGAACAAGGCCAATGAAGCTACGTAGACAGAAAATTGCGGAGCCTGCTGAGACTCGCAGGCAAGTCGAACGCTTTTTTTCGAGCCGAGGCAAAACCATGAGCCCAGAACATTCCCTACACGCTGATAGCCGTGTAAACTGCGCCTTATATCCGAAATTCAGATCAAGCACAAGTATCAAGAACGTGGCCCTAGCCTACAACAAAGAAAATGCGCTGAACGCAATTTGCCCCTACTTTACGATGTTTCCTCTTGAGTACCCAAACCGGGTGCTAAAAAAACATCTGAAGGAAAAACCGATTGTGCTCGATCCATTTTGCGGTCGGGGCACAACTCTATTTTCTGCGCGAAGGTTTGGGCTTTCTGCTTGGGGTATTGACTCGTCCCCTGTCGCTGTTGCCATTGCAAAAGCGAAACTTGCGAGTTGCGATCATGATGAGCCGCTAAAGCTCGCAGCTAAATTGATCGCAGCTACCGATCCAGTCGACGTACCAGATACTCCATTTTTCCGCTCGGCCTATCATAAATCCACGCTTCGTGACATCTGTGCATTGCGCGAGGGATTGCTTGAGCTCAAACATGAAACGGACGCTTCGTCCATTTTGCGAGCCGCTGCACTTGGGTGCTTGCACGGCCCACTTCCCAAACATGTCGAGAACGCTGGCTATTTTTCGAATCAGATGCCAAGGACTTATGCCTCAAAGCCTGATTATGCAGTTCGATTCTGGAAGGGGCGCAACCTAAAAGCGCCAAAGATCGATGTTCTCCGAGTGCTGCGCCGAAAGATCGAACGCCTAGCTGGACTTGATCAAGCATCCCCTTGCCCCGTTTCTTATGTTTTGCAAGGAGACGCTCAATCGGAGGAGTTGTTTCAGTCGATCAGCACGGCACCATCGATTGTGATTACGTCTCCTCCTTACTACGGCATGCGGACGTATGTTCAGGATCAGTGGCTAAGAAATTGGTTCCTGGGTGGGCCTGAATCCATAGACTACTCTGCTGGCCCGCAACTGGATCATGGCGGACAGCAGGTATTTGCCGCGTCACTCGGCAAGGTTTGGAAGAATATCGCCAACAGTGCGGAGTCGTCCGATTCGCTCCATATGTACGTTCGATTCGGAATAATTCCATCCGCACTGATTGATGCAAAAAAACTTTTCAGAGCCTCGCTGGAGGAATCTGGAGTCGATTGGCGCTTGGTGTCTACGCGCTCGGCAAAAACAGCAGATGTTGGCAAGCGGCAAGCAGATCAAATGAAGGCCGAATCTGCTGCTGCCGTCGAATTTGATTTCCACGTCGAAAGAATTTGATTGCCGCAACTGCTAGTGGTGGAAACGTAGCTTCGCTTGTCTCGATGTCGCCCCCAACGAAACTTGATCCGCAAGTTCCTGATTGCAGAATTCATCCACGTAGTCTTTTATCGCGTGTGCAGTTTCGAGTGCCTTTTTGTCTTGTGGGACATGTCCTGCGAGGGTCATTGGCATGACTACTAGGCACTTGGCCATCGCGCGTGAGATGGCCACGTTTGTCCTCTCAAGCTGCATCAGAAATGCCTCCTCTCCCATGATCACGTCCGCATCTCCGACACCGAAAGTCACGACGATTGTGTGTCGCTGACCACCCTGGAACTTTTCCACGGTATCAACGGCTGAGTCGATTAAGTCCGGTGGATCGGATGGGAATATTGACCGCAGTTCGCGAACCACCAAGGCGCGCTGAGCGCGATGCGGCGTCACAATGCCAATACATTGCCCCCAAAACTGATCAGGTGTTGGTGCTGTATGCGTTACGGTGCCTCGCCCGTCCAGCTCTGCGCTCACTGACTGCCTAAGGCACCAAGTCAAAGCGGCTACGATTTTGGCTTCGAAGGAATTGCTTTGGGAGGACAGATCATCGTCATGGAGCAGCGTCAGCACCTTCTTCGCGGGGTCCAGGATATCCGGCCACAGCGCCGACCAAGGTAAGGCTCCGGGAAAGCCAGAAGCGGGAGTTGGTACCGCCGCCAAGAGATGAAGTCCAGTTGCACCGTTTGATGCCGTCAATGTCGATCGGTAGCCGATCGTGCGGGCGTAGGCAACAATGTCTTCAGCCGAACGGTAGTTCTCTTCAAGTGGACACGGAGTGATCTGATTGCCAAACGGCCGCTCGAGCAGGTATTTCTGGATGCTGCCCACCAAATATTCGGCACCCTTGGGTGGTTCCAGAGCCATGATGGGAGGCATCTGAAGATGGTCGCCTGCAATGATCAGTCGGGCGTCTTCTTTCAAAGTAGCAAGCGGAGAAATTGCCGTGGTGACCTGAACCTGCGAACTTTCGTCAACGATCACGACGTCAAAAACAGGGCCAACGCAGCTACCGCAACCCCAGTCTGCGAGCTTGTATGCCTGCATTGTCGAAGTGGCGACAATGGTGACTATCTCAGTACTCGCCAGACTATCGAGGCAGTCCTGCGTTTCCTGGTTAGCTTGGCTGAGATTGAATGATTCAACACGCAAATGAGGATTGGCCGCAGCGAAAGGCTTAGGAGTCTGCGATGAGGAATATCCCACGAAGACCTCTGCCGGGCATGCGGGATCAGCATCTAACGATTCAATAACGCGGCCAATAATTTCTTCAACTGCCTTATAGGTCGGCCCGGCGACCAGCACCTTCAACGGCTGACTCCTCTGCACAGCGTTATGAACGAGCCCATGGATGCATCCGGCAAGCGTCTGGGTTTTTCCGGTTCCCGGCGGCCCCCAGATAATGGTCAAACCTTTTTCCGCAGCGTGGGCAACAGCATCGGTTTGACTGGTATTCAGGTTGTGTTTGGATTTGGCGTAGGCGGCTATTGATGCGGCCTGAGGCGAAGCAATAACCGACGTAGCGTGGACGACGTCAGCCTCCCAAAGAATGCGAGCAAGTGGAGTGATGGCTGCGGTACCTGGCCTTGCCGCATTAGCGCCCATTGCAGTGGCAGCATTTTTGTCGGCAACTGCAATCGATGGGTTGCCAACAGAGGCTAGGATTTTCTTGACCGTCTCATACCACTTGAATGAGCCTTGACCTTTGGTGATGAAAATATCGTTCAACAGGTCGACAGTTGAATTGGTCAGCAGGTACGGCGCGAATGCCGCCTCACGCCAGTTGCTTAGTTTCAGAACAGCTTTGCGTGTTCCTCGGTCGAATGACATCAACGTCACAGAGAGCGCCGACCACAACGGGGTAAGAAGGGTGTCTCCCTGCCCAGAATAGGGCGGGGCTGCGACGGAAATCAGATCCCTTCCACGTTGAAGTGGAAGCCCTGGGAATCCCTCTTTGCCCAAGGCAAGATAGCCCTCATTGTCGTCAAGCTTGGCTTCGGTTGACCCGGGCAGGACATCATAGAGGTACTCGTTCGGCGCTCCTGTGGGCTGGCCATTGGTAAGGCGTACAGCCTCGTAACTTGCCTCCAATGCCTCAGCATCAAGCGCTAGGCGCTGATGAGATTCCAGTTTCCTGGTCTGAAATTGGAGCTCCTCCCACCAGACCCACAGCTTGCCATCGAACGCAACGTCACGACTGCCTTGGGGTATAGAAAGCGTCAACTTCGGAGCATTAGCCTTCAACTGCCCCTTGAAATCCGTCCGCAACCGCTCGACCACGCTGTTCAATGCACGGCATTGCTTTTCCAAGGCATTGCCAAACTCCTGAATAACCGTATTTCGAGGGACGGTAACTGAACCTCGCTTGATGGTTGTGACGTTGCTCCAGATCTCGTAGATCCGCTCTCTCGGAATGCCGTTGGTCAGAAACTCTCGATAATAAGCATCTCCCAGACGAACAGGCCCCGGCCCCGAGTAGTACGTTTCGACAGTATCGAACAACGTAATGACGTGGGGAGTTGGCGCAAAGACCACTCGTCGGACAATCTCGTCAATGAAGACAATGCATGGGCTGACAGCGCCATCCGGCTTCTCGATCAACTCATCAGCTGGAAACAGCCAGGCTAACGCTTTGGTTTTTCGATTCGTCAGGCCCAGCACCCTTGGCAAATGCCGCCCCATCGCCGCACACAGCTCTTCAAACTGTCGCTGCTCCCAAAAGGCGATCTGCGCAGTTAGCGGCGTCTTGCCTGCGGCACGAACAAATGCTTCTGCCTGATCGACCATGTCCGACAGGGTTGACAGCAGTCCCTCCAGTGCAACCCATTCGTCAGCCAAATTCTTTTGGTCGACGACAAAGCACTTCGGCGCAAACTGACGAGGGGACTGTCCTGATACATATGCGGTTGCGCGACCAAATATCGACAAGCCCGTAAGTAGCCCGGCACTTGGGTCGAAATTCACTGTGATAGCCGCATGGAGCTGCGGCGCAGGCGCCAAACTTGCGAGCACCGCAGAATTATCTACTGTAGTCGTCGAGGAGATGAGTGCATTCGCGCGTGCGGGAATGCGGCTGCGCTCCTTCTTGAGGTGGCTGTGTTGCTGAAAAGCAGGATGCGCGGAAGGGGCCGTCGCCGCTCCCGCAGTGTCCTGAATAGAATTGATCTGGAGTGTTTTCCTCGCGCCCCGAGTCATGCCTGCAATTTGACTCAAGTGCCCAGTGAGCTTCGCTGCTGGATAGCAGTAATGGTTTGGCTGCGCCGCAATTCTCACCTTATCCTTCGAATTCGCCCATTTTTCATGCCCCAGCCAGTCGCACGCACTGCAGCGACCGTCCACGTGCCACTCAAGGTTTGCCCAACCGTTGGGCGCGCTATCACCAACGGTTATGACCCGGAGTAAATCTTCCCGGAAGAAATGCAGCACAGTCGGTAGATAAAAGCGCAGGTTGGCATCTTCGCTGTCGGCAATTAGCGCATCCAGATACTGACTCGGTGTCGCCGCAGAAGCACCAGTCATCACCCCATCGAGCGCAGACTGTCCCTGCTTGAAACGTGTCCACAAATAGCTTCGAGTCGTGACGAAGTAACTATCCTGCAGTCCTTGATCGGCGACCCAGTTGGCAAGAAAAAGTGCATAAAGTGCCACTTCCGCTGAATAGCTTGGGTTTGCTTCGCTGGTATGTTTTACGTCAATGATGCTCAACGCACAGCGTGTCTCTGACGCCGGATTGATCGGTTTCCTAGATCCGTTTGGGCATACCTCTTCATCATCGGCGCTTGCTTGGCGTACAACGATGATGTCAGGTATGAGCCCTGCAATTGGCGGAACTTGGGCAACCTGCGCCAGTTGCAGACCGATGTTTGCCATTACGCTGTTTTGAAAGGATGATGGCTCGAACTTGGCTTGCAGGATGATCGAGGGTAGTGCCGTTACCTTTCCGAGCAGTGAGGCCAGCGGAGCTTTGACGGGCTTGTTCGTGCCAGCCCTGTCGGGTTGATAGATGACCAGCGCGCCGAACGCCTGGATCAGTTGATCATTACGTTCATCCTCAAAATCTCGACCAGCAGTTTGCAGCACGCCAATTCCGGGGCGCGCCTGAAGTGGAACGGGCATTCCATGTGCATCAAGCTCGGAATCTTCATGCAGGGACAAATAGAGCTCACGGTCGCACTTCGTACGAAGGAACATTGAGAGCGTGCTCTTTGAGATTCTTTTTTTGGTCATTGGGTTTTCCCTGCACCTACGATTACGAAATCACCGGCAACTGATCGTACTTACAGCAACATCCTGAAGTTGCGCTTGTCCGCATCGGTGGACTTCATGATCCGATACTCCATGCCGCTGGCCACTGCGATCTGCTGGGCGAAGTCCTTCTTGGCCTGCACCACTGCGTCCTCAATCTGGTTGTCGGCCTTCACCTCGACGATCACGTACTTCAGGCTGCCGTCCGGCTCCTCGCGCTGGAAGATGAAGTCAGGGTAGTAGCTGCGCACGGTGCGCGAGTCCGGGTCGATGTACTGGATGAAGAAGTCGGACTGGCCGTGGGTCAGCATGCCGGTAAAGTAGATTTTCTTCACACGCTGCTCGCGCAGCAGATCCCAGAACAGCCAGTTTTCCGAGCCGGAGTCGAAGCAATAGGTGTCGAGGTGGAAGCTCTTGGCGCGCTCATCGTCCTTGATCTGTGTATCGCCCATCCGGACGATCTTGTCCTTCGCCGCCGACACCTCGTAGTAGCCGTTCGGGGGCAGCTTGATCAGTTCTACCTCGTGCTCTTCGGTTTGCTGCGACTCGTCGAGGTCGTAGAGCTCGCGAAACAGGCGCGGGATGATCTCGTCGTAGAGCAGCTCGTTGAACTCGTTGGTGATGGCCACCAGCTCGGTGGTGCCTTCCTTTGTCGCGTCCAACAGTTCCTCGATCTCCAGCGGGGTGCGATTGAGGTAGCGCGATACCTCGGCCACCAGCGTCAGCGGCGAGAAGGTGCGCTTCTCGCGCCGGTCGGTCAGATCAAAGGTGCGACTGCCCGAGGCGCGGGCCGCGTCAGCGGCGGTCAGGCCGTCCTGTTGCGTTTCGATCAGCCGGTACTTCTCGACCAGAGGCCCCCAGCTTTCCTTGTGGGCGCGGTCGAGGCCCAAGGCTTGGCCGGGCACGAGCTGCTTCTCGCGCATCTGGTACTGCTTGCGCACGCGCACCAGCTTGATCTTGACCGGCGGCTCGACCACGCGCACTTCCACACGCTCCTTGTCCTTGCCGGTCTGTTGCAGCTCGTCGGCGCTGATGCGGAAGTTCTGCTGCAACTCGTCGTTCAGGGTCTTGAGGTTGCCGTCCGAGAGGAAGACGTGGCCGGTGTGCTGGGCCTCGCCGATGGCGCGCAGGCAGCGCATGGTGGCTTGCAGCACGAACACCTTCGACTTCGGCTCGCGGAACAGGCCCACGCCGAACAGTGAGCGGCAGTTCCAGCCCTCACGCCCCTTGTTGACCAGCAGGATGAACTGCTTCTCCGAGCTTTCGGTGTCGAGACGGTTGAACTCGCGGATGTCGTCGTTGGTGGTGATCTTGCTGTCACCCACGTTCACCAGAATGCGCGAGGTGGGGATGCCATGCTTGAGCAGCGCCCGCTCGACAGCAGGTTTCAGGTCTTCGGTCAGTTCTTCCACGGTGGTCGCGAAGAAGGCCAACTTGGGCAGCATTCCTTCCGGGCGCAGCTCGCCAGATTCCTTCAAGAATGCTTCGATGGCGATGTCCACAAACTCATCGGTGCGGGTGTTGGCGTAGCCGTGCAGCGTCACCTTCTTGAGGAAGCCCTTGTCGATGGCTTCTTTCAGGCCGTAGGCGTACACCACCTCCGGCAACACCTCGCGCCCGACGTAGGGCGTGCCGGTGTAGTTGTAGCAGGCCACCACGCGCGTGCCTGCCGCGTTCAGGCTGGCGGCAAGGATGTCGATGGTGGTGCGCAGGCTGGTATCCGTCTCCTTCGCGCCCACGCCCATATCCTTGGCCAGCGCCTTGCCGAAGGCGTGGTGGGCCTCGTCCACGTAGATGCCCAACTGCTCCAGACGGCGCAGCTTCTCGAAGCGCTGGTTGGTGGTCAGTTCGCCTTCTTCTTCCGGCTGGTCGAAGTTGTAGAGGTCGGCGGCATCGGCATAGACGCCGGTGGCCGAGAGCGTTTCGCCCGTCGCGCCGAACAGCTTGTCAACGGAGGTCTTCTCCTTGTGCTGGCGCTTGAGGATGATCTTCTGCGTGTTGGAGACGATGATGTTGAAGCGCGAGCGATCCAGCGTGTCCAGCGAGGTGCCCGCTTCTTCGAGGTAGTGAAAGCGCAGGTGGGTGGTCAGGAAGTTGACGTACTCCGGCGGCACCACGCGGGTGAGGTCGAATGCTTCGATCTCCTTCAGCGATTGCAGCACCGTTTTGTCCGGCGCGAACACCAGCGCGTTGTGGCAGTAGCGCGTGTCCTTCTCGAATTTATTGCCCAACAAGAACTCGTAGAAGATGCAGGTCGCCATCAGGATGGTTTTGCCGGTGCCCATCGTCAGCGCGAAGATGTAGTTCGGGTAGGCGCGCGAGTTCTTGCGCATGGCCGCGAACACGGCCTTGTACTGATCCTGCGTGATCTTGTCGAACAGGCCGACCTGGCCTGCACTGCCCGACACCACGCCGCCCTCGGCACGGTCGGCAAAGCGGCCTTGCTTCTCAAACCACTGCTGGAAGATCTCCTCGACCTTGGCGTTGCCGAGGAACTCCTTGAGGAAGACGTAGGTTTCCAGCGCCTCGAACTGCGGCTGGCGCAGGAAGGCCTTGGGGTTACGATCCGGGTTGTTGAAGTCGAGGAACTTGCGCGTCAGCTCCTTGTAGTGCTGGCGGATGGTGCCCCGGTTGGCCTGATGGAACTGCCAGAGGAACTGGAAGAAGGCGAAGTCGAGCGACGCGCTGACTGCCTTGGCTGCGCGTTTAGTCGCCAT